CATGCACCGCCTCCAGGTTCATCGGGTTCAGCTCAGCGTTCAAAAGCTCCCCCAGGTCCCTGCGCCGGCGCAGAAAGCCCGGCGTATTCGGCCCAGGCAAATCCCACTCGATCATGGCAGCGTCAGGGTGGCACCCCAGCAAGACAGGAACGTGGCATCACTGGAGTAGACCGGGGCCAGATCGAACTCGACGGTTGTGATCCCATCCTCATCCGAGATCAGGGGCGGCGGCGTGAGCGCCTGCCCGGCGAAGTTGATATCCAGGATCTTAGAGCCATCCGTCGCGCGCATGCGCACGGCGTAGCCCTCTGGAGCAATTGTGTTATCGAGGATGTCGTTGATGTAGCCTAGACGTGTGGCATCAGCTTCAACGACCAGCTTCATGCTCCCACCCCACTTCCCTTGCCGATTGGAGTCGGGCACCTGATCTCCCAGATGCCAGACCGGCTTCCGGTTGCAGGTCATCATGGCCTCGAAACGAAAGGCCAGATCGGTCAGAGCTGTAGTGCCGATCGGTCCGGCGATAGGGTCCAGGTAGAGATTGCAGTGATGCCCCATGACGAACACTGGCGCAGGATCACTCAGCCCGGCGAAGGACGCGCCTGCATCGGCCGCTTGCCCGAAGAACTTGTACTCGAAAGTCACCGGCTCCCCACTGGCCCCTTTGATGCTCAGAGAGCTCGGGATGACCCCAGCGACCTTGTAGAGCAACCCGGTCTGCCCATAGTATAGCGACAGACTGCCCGGTGTCTGCCCGGCAAGAACTGCCAGATAGCTGTGTGGTGAAGAGGCATCCACTGTGAACATGGTGTTGAGCCATAGCCGGGCGGTCTCATAGTCCAGGAAGCCCGAGATCAACCCCTCCGACCAGCGCCGTTTGACCAGCGCCACATGCGCGGGCATGGTGTTCCCACGCTTGTCGATGACCTGTTCCGCTTCCACATGCGGATCAATCCGACAGGTCTTCCCGGCAAGTTGGATCGTGGCTACAGCCCCATCGCCGTAGGTCGCCTCCTCGCCGATTTGGATCTTCTCAAGCGCAGGAATGTAGGTCATGGATTCCTCTCAGTCCCGGGCGATCAGGAGCTTGATCGTCAGATCCGTCGCCACGGTGTAGGTGGGTGTACCGGTACAGACGAACACGGCAAAGAGACTCGTCCCACCGGCCGCCAGAACGAAGGGCAAATCGGTCTCGTAAACAGCCACACTGTCCGACGTGCTGTCCACAAAGTCCGCCGCGGCGACAGCGTGGGCACCGATGAGCTTCACCAAGTCAGCGGCCGCCGGCAGGAAAGAGGCCGCATCCGTATCGACGGAAGACGAAGGGTCGGCGTTGAAGAAGTACAGCTTGCCAGCAGCCTTCTCCTTGTCGGCGTCGATCACGGTGATTCGCTTGATCACGCCCTCGGAAGCATAAGCGCTGGCCGCGTTGGCGAAGGTTAGAAGTCCGCCTACGCAGTCCTCGGCGGTGTAGGCCCCGACAATCTGGAGCACAGGAACGGCAGAGATTACGTTGAACAGTCCCATCAGAAGACCTCCTCGATCTCCAGGTTCACGTCCACGGCCCAGAATTCCGTTTCGCCCCAGGTGATCGGCCCGATCGCATAGCTCACCGAAGCGATGTAGCTCTGCGATGTTGGTGCCCGGAGCGCCTTGAGGGCCAAGGCGTATTGGCGGATGTATTCGGCCATCTCCTCCGCGTACTGTGGCAGGCCAGTTCCTTGAGCGGTGGGAGCCCACAGACAGAGATCGCGGAGTGCCCATCGTAAGCTACTCGTTGTCCCAATGGCAACGAAATTGCCTTCGCTTTTCGGATTCGGCAAGAGCATTCGGATGGGCACATCCGCGAGCCTCACTTGGAGTTTGATCTCGCCCAGATTACGAACCTTGGTGGTCCCGACGACCATCTCGCCGACGGCAGTAAAGATGTCCGCAATGGCGCTCATGCAACCCTCAGCTTGCGGTAGGGCTGCAACATGGCGAGGATGTCAGCCGGCAGATTATTGGGGGTGAGATAGATCCCCTCGGGTGTGACCAATGGCCTATCTCCGGTCGTGGTCTCCCGCAGGCCGTAGAGCCACTTCGCCAGGCGCAGGTTGACCTCAACGATGGTGCCCGGCGGGGAGATGCTATAGCCCCACTTTCCCACGATCACGGTCGGATAAGTCCAACCTACCGTGTCGGTCTCATCGAGCATGATCCGGCTGTAAGGCGGAGCGTTGTCGGGCAGATAGACGACCGTCGGGCTGCCCGTGATACTGGTCGCCGTCTCAGCCAGCTCATGCGGATGCAGGTACAGCATGCGCCCGGCAAAGGGGCCGTCCTCTCCCCAGATCCGGCGAAAGGTCCTGGTACTATCCGCCTCGACTTTGAACACCCGATCCGTGACGCCGTGGATCAGCTCGGCAGCGGCAGCTAGCAGAGCGATCAGAACATCGTCGTCCTCTTCGCTGTCGAAGCCAGCATAGTGCCTGAGATCGGCCAGGTCTGCGTATTGCATGACAGTTCTCCGGCGGGGGAGGGGAAGGAGAAGTAGGACCCCTCCCCCGCCTAACTTCTACTCGTGTCCGTCGATCCCGCTCAGTGCGGTCGTCCGGAGCACAACACCGGCGAACCGGGCGCTCGGCAGGAATTGCACCTGGCCCGCGCTCGCGCGCACGGTGTACGGATCGACGAAGATGCTCAGGCCACGTCGATCAGCCCAGGCAACGGTCTCGCCCAGATCAACGAAGTCGATGACCTTCAAGTCGTCCTGAGTCGTTGTCTGGATGCTTGTCCAGTTGGCATTGGTGAACACCGGTTTGCCCAAGAACCGCTCGCCGGGCGTGTCGCCCATAGCCAGATCGTTCCAGCCGATACCCCCATACGCGCGAGGCGTGGCAATGAGCATCGCGCGCAGGAAGGCCAAGGTGGCGTCGTTCATGATGAACACAGCCCGATCACGGTACTCCTGCGCCAGGGCGAAGTAGGCCGTCATGACCTCACTGTCGAGAATCACCTTGGTCGTGGCGATCTCAACACCATCGATGGAGGCGAGCAGGTCATAGAGCACCTTGTTCTCGGCCAGTGCCAGCGCCTTGCCGGCTTCGCTCGTGAGCCATTGCTGAAGCACCGGGATATCTTCCAGTGACTCCTCGGACACCGTGACGAGCGAGCCTTTCTTGAGCAAGGTCACGGTCTTGGCGACGGTCGCCGGTGCGTTCTCGACGTACGCGCCTTCCTCGGCAACCGTCGGGATGATCGCCATGCTTGTGGCGACTGGCACGGTGAAGGTCAGCTTGTCGGTCGTGAACGTGCGCATCCCTGACCGGCGGACGAGGGAGTACTTGCCTCGCTCTTCGCTGATCCCGGCATAGAGATCGTCCGGGACGAGCACACCGAGTTCGGCCGCTTCGCTTTCCTCAAGCCCTCGCTTGGCACTTGCGAATCGCAGCGGGAGCCCGCCGTCGGCCACACGCCGCGCATCCTCGACCAGCGCGCGCATGTAGGCGTAAGTCTCTTGCTTGCCGGCGTCCTGGCCCTTGGTCGGGTCAGCTTCAGTGACGTTGAAGACGGCCCGGCGTTGCACCGGATCCTTCTTCAGCTCTTCGAGGATCGAAGCACGCATCGCAGCGCGCTCCGTCTCGGCCGCAGCAACGGCCACGTTCTGGGCCACGAAAGCCGCAGAGATGCCGTCGTTGATTGCCTTCAAAATCTCAGCGTCCATGTCAAACACTCCTGTCGTTCGGATTGGAGGTCGATCCGCCTCGTCCTGGTCCTTATCCTCACCGGCCTCGAACGCAGTCGGAAGATCAAGACCGACCTGTGAAAAGAATGCCCTCATGGGCAAGACAATGGCATCATCGCTGACTGGGACACGGCCCGGTCCCTTGTCGAAGATCGAGAGCTCCGCAATCGGCCAGACATCTACGTGTCCAGGCCGATTGTCGGGGGGCCTCACAAGATAGTTTACACTGCCGGTCGATGCACCAGCGTTCCCCTCCATCGCCGCCTGCCAGGTGCGCAGGCCCAGGGGATGCTGCGAGAGATCGGGCGTGATCATCCACACACCGCGTTCGTCGATCCGACTGACCTCCGAAGCACCCAGGGAAACAGGCTTTTCAATCGCCCGGCTTTGCGGCGAGTAGCCATGCAAGTAGAGCGTCGGCCGGCGATCGCCCACGTTGATCATGAAGTCGGTGCGGGCATCGAGGTACTGGTGAAGCCGATCGAGACGATCCGGCGCGCCGAAGGGGGCAGCCAGGACCTCAAGGCGCTTGATCTCACCGTCGAGCACAGCCCGGATTGCGCCAGTGTCTCTCAGTCTGATCTTCATGTGTTCCACACCTTCTCGACGTACTTCCAGATGATCTCGATGGCTTCATCGAGCTTATTTCGGGCGACGACAGAGAGCACCTTCCAGCCCCGCTCTCCATGGAAGCCCGCCTGTTCATCGCCCTGGACGAAGATCCCGTAACTGGCCTTGTTGCCCACTTCCACCTGATCGACGCTGGCACTGACGTACCAGCTCTTGTTCAGATGCTCCGAGCTCTCTCGGCCCCAGCCCGTGCGCGAACGAGGCCCGTAGCCCCGCTGATACCAGCGGCCGGTCGGGTTGAGCGGGCTGTTTGCCATCGTCAGCGGCGGGTAAGGTGCAGCCTCGGCCCGCACAATCTCGCCAATCGCCTGCATGGCCGGCTTCCGGTACTTGCCATCAGCCAGGCCGTTCAGAGCCAGCATCAATCCAGGCATCCCCTCGATGGTGATCGTCTCGATCATGCCGGCCCCCGGATGTCATAGGTCACAGTGCATTCACAATTGACGTGGAGTGGCGGGAATTCGTCAGTCGGCCATTCGCTTTCGGGCAGCTCATCCCGGTCATCACACTCGTCCGGCTCCCGCGTGGTCGAGCCCTCGTTCACGTGCCAAACCGCCACAGCGATAATGCCCACGTCCTTGAGCTCCTGAGCGCCGAGCTGCTGCCCCTCCGAATAGGCCCGAGTGACCTCAGTAACCCCGATCATCTCCGCCCGGTTGGCTCCGAACGTGGGGGCCAGCTCGGCTACAAGATTTTCGCGCGTAAAGCCCGGCAATGTCAATGCTTTTTGCAGAGCGTCCTCGATGACGTTCCGGCTGGTCTCGTTGATCCCTTTCACAAGCCCGAAGGTGTAGCTGTCCGCCCAGAGCAGGATCGCCGCCTGCGCCTTGGCGATGGCCGTATCTACCAGCTCGATCCACACATCAGTCTTGACGAGCAGCATGAGCTCACTCATCTTGCCGTCGGCGAGACTGCGCAGGACCGGTGTGAGTTCCCTGCGCATGAGCTTATCCTGCTCACGCCAGAACAGTCGCCAGGCATCTGTGTTGCGAGGCGGCCAGGGTGGCAAATCCTCCGCGCGCGCGGGCAGGCCAAGCTCCGCAGAGACGGCCCGAAACTGCTCTGCCAAGAGTCGGGCCACGATCGCCGTCAGGCGCTTCTTGTCCTCGAGGTCCGTCATCGCATCCCGTCGAATACGCCGAGCACGTCGGTGCTGGTCTTAGCCCCGGCAAGCTGGGCCGAGATCGCCGCCCGGACTGTAGACCGAATCACTCGACTCTCGAACTCCACGGCGGCGCTTCCTGCACTGCGCAGGGCTTTGAGCGACTTCCGCCGCCATGCCCTGAGATCAATCTGCTCCGGAGTCAGGGGTTGCTCCTGTACCTCCGGGGCAGCCGTCTCCGGCCAGCCCATCTCTTGCCGGGCAAACTCAGGCGTGATGGCCCCTGCATTGATCGCCGAAGCCAATCGTGCCCACTTGGCCGTCGCATCCTCTTGGAGAATCTCTAGCTCATCCGTGGCAAATTCGAAGGTGACGCTCGGATCAACCTGATCTACAAGGTCCTCGTTGATCACGTCGGCATAGTAGTCGGCCCGCGGGATCACTGTGTCCTCGAGGAGAAACTTTCGCCCCTCAGCAGCATTGGCGAAGGTCGCTCCCTGAATGTCGAGCAGGACCTTGGGTACACGCATGCCGACACAGATGTCGTTGCGAGCCTGTTCCCGGATCTCGACCAGGGCTTGCTTAGCCATGTCAGCCGACAGAAGCGTTGCCTTCATCCCCTTATCGGCAAAGCCAACACCACCCGCACGTCTCGATCCGCCAAACCTCTTTTTCCACCACTGGATGATCTTGTCCATTTCTGATTCGGGGACAGTTTGCTCCGTGCTCAGCAACAAGCTGGGAATAGCGTCATTCTTGAAGTGCGCTTCAACGTATCTGCTTGCCT